CTTTTACCCTGCCCCAAATTATTGGGCGGCCCCGTCGTTCGGGGATGTGGGGGCGCCGTAGGGATACGGTCACCCCCGACAAGACCACATTAGTGGCCAGAGCACGTACATCGTGTTTTGGGTTTTGCTCACCATAACGAGAGCCGCAAGGTTTCTGGGGCGGTTACCAGCTCACCCCAGATGAGAAAGCGATTAGACCGCGCGTCGCTGCATGTGACGTGGACTCCGACCAACGTCGGCGCGTGCCACACATGCGGCCAAGCATACCGAGGGATCGCATCGCGTTATTGCGCGACTTCGGCAGCGTGGTTACGCCAACCACGTTCAGAAGTACAAATGCTCACGTAATTCGTAGCCCGGAAACAACTAGGACCTGGGAGGGGGCACAGGATGTGTCTTCTCTCCCCGTCCCGGTCGGGTGGCGTAGATGAGGATAAGGTGTTGTCATTTACAATGAGTAAAAACAACAAGAGGGGTGCCCGCCATGATCCGCGGCCCAATCCTAGTGAAGGGGGGTCCTCACAAAAAGGCAGCCATGCCTCCGGTTCGGAGTCGTCCGAGTCGGGAAACCGGCAGCCCAAGTCCCGTAAGCCTAAAAGCCAGGAGACCAAGCGTTCCCACGACCACAAGGTGGCCAAGGGTTTCGCCGTCACTGTGCTTCCTGACGGGACTTTTGAGGCGTCCATGGTGGACCCTTCGTGCTCTATTGATGAGGGCATGGAGACCATCAGGCAACTGCGCGCTGAGCAGCTGAATGTCGTTGGGGTGGTGCCCGACGATACCAGCTCTGAGGCGAGCGGTGAGGGGGTTGAAGACCCCAAGGACTTTATGTCCGGGCCGGGTCAGGTCGGTGATGAGCGTGAGGGCGACGACGTCCTTGCTGCTCTTCGGAAACCGTACCCGGTCGCCCCCTGGAACGGGCAGTGGAGTTTGCTGTGGCACGTTTGCCTGGCGCTCCTTGTCCTGCTCGTCGCAGGGGGTCTCCACCTCACCCTCGAGTCGTTTAGGCTCGGGCGTTTGGTCGATCAGTGCCGCTCTGGGGCTAGGACCCCATTGTGGCATGAACATGGGACCAGCATGGTCTCCTCCATCCTCGGGAGAACGGTTGGGAACCACGTTGATTGGGCATTGTACCGCACTGCGGACATGTATGCCCCGTGGTACAACCGAGTAGATTTGGTAGCCCAAGGTCACAACTTGCGTGACCTGGTGTGTGTTGCCAACTCCTACATCCCGTGGACAACGCCATGCGACAGTGTCTACGTGCCAGGGCCTCAGGCGGTCCTGGTCGCTAGCTACGTCGCCCGCTACGAGTCGTGGTGGGCAACGAGCGGCGAGGCTTGGACAGCCTACTTAGCGCTGTGGTACGCCAGGGGCATGTTGCTCTTCGGCGTCCCGTGGTGGTGGGGCCTACCGCTGTGTGTAGTGAGCCTCAACTCTGACGTACTGCTTCTTTTTGAAGCGTTGTACAGTCACGTAGTTACCCCAGGTACCACCATTTTGCATCCGTTGGTCAATGTTGGCCGACTGGATGCCTGTACTCGCGACTCTTATCGACTTTATGTTGAGAGCGCGAACGTGACCATCATTGTGATCGGGTGCCTTGTCGGTGTTGTTGTTACACTCCGCGGCATCTGGGTCGCATACCATCGTCGTGATTGTCTCATGGCGGCGATGGTGGCCTACGCACGTGACCTAGACGTGCCGGCCTGGTGGGGAAGCTGCCTTGTGGGGGCAGCCTCCGTCGCCGCTGCGTGCGACGTCAAGAACACCGAGGAGGATGCACGTTTTGCAACCTCTAAGGCGGTCAGTTTGCTGACCGCGCGGCGCAAGGTCTTAGACCTAGAGCGCGAGAAGCTGGAGATACCGCCAATTGTGGCGCGTCAGTGGGACAATGTCCGTCTCCAACTCCTTGTGAGTTTCGCGGTCAAGAACCGCGTACACTCCGCGGAGAATGCCCTCAACTTCCAGGGCTTCCACGACCCCAAGAGCGTGACTGGATTCATCCACAGGTGGATCCATGGCTCTGGGGAAGTGGCGACTTACTAGGATTCGCGCGCGGCCGTCCTTCAAGTGTGTTACTGCAAATTATGCTTAAACTATCCAGAAATGGAAAAGGGTGCACACGTTGGGCGGAGCGCGCGAGTCTGCGAGACTGAGAGGTTCAGCATTGTACTCAGTCTTGTTTTGATCCGAGAGTTCGGAACATTAATGCTAAATTTGAACGCGCAATGTCCTGCCGTTCTTTATCACGGGCTTAGGACCCGTGTGGTATATCAGCGACCAGCCGTTATGCAGGCAGGCGGTCGCGTTATGTTGTCTTTATTTTACGCCTGTGCCAAGGCGTCACGCGTGTTTTTCTTCGGGCTGAGTCTCGAGGACATGCGGTTTTATGTTGAAGAGGTTTGTCGCGGTGCGCTCCGAGAGAAAAATCGGCGTGCCATGAAGGGGTCGAACGATGGACGTCCATCCAGGAAGAGCCTGAAGATCAGCGGTTTTGGGAAGGCGGAGGGCACCAAGGTGACCAAGTTTTCCCCGGACTATGAGCTGACCAGAATGCTCCTCCTCATGGTTGGCGATGCCGCTCCCCCCACGGTGCCAAAAGGGCGCTTTATCGCGGCAATGGAACGAGAAGGTAACCTGCATTGGGCGCGTGTCGTCAGGCCGATTGAGAACCGGTTCTACGACATGCCCGGGTTCGCGGAATCGCTACCGCACCCGCCCATTAGTGGGAGGATCTTCGCAAAGGGCCTCAACACTACCCAGACAGCGAGTTTGCTACTCGAGTGTGCTGGGCTATATAAAGACATGACGTGTCTCATGCTAGACGCGTCAATGGCCGACTCCACGTTGCGCTATGACCTCCATCTCACCAAGTTCCACTTTTACAGCATGATGCTGGACGCGGATGCCCGCGCCTTTATGTGGGACATGGTGCCTGACTACCTGCACCCCAAGTTTAACAACATGAAGGGGACGTCTTTGAAGGTGGATGGTTTTTTGATGAGCGGTGTCATGGACACCGCCCTAGCCAACAATATGTGCTTCTGGTTCGTCCACAGCTGTTTTAGGCTCGCACTTAACGGTGTGGGCCAGTTTGCGGAGATTGCCCGCACCTATATCCCGGGTTTCCCGACCCTCGAGCTTGGTCAGTACGACTACCTCGTCATTCTCAATGGTGATGATTGCCTACCTTTCTTGGAGGCTCACCTCGTGGACCTTGTTGTCCCTTGGATCAAGCCATTCTACGCATTGTTTGGTGTGGACATGCGTGTTGACGGAGTTGCTCGCACCTTCGAATCCATCGACTTTTGTCAGTCGAGCCCGGTTGAGTTTCGTCCCGGGCAGTGGAAGATGGTGCGTAAGCCCGAGAAGGTTGTCGGGACTACGCTGTGCTCAATGAAATGGGCACGGCTGTCGCCAATCGACTTCAACTACCGCCTGGGCACTATTGGTGTCTGTGAGCTGATCCTCAATTTGGGGATTCCTGTGTTGCAGAGTTTTTCTCTCATGCTCATCAGGAATGGGAGTGTCAAGAAACTCCTCCAGCACGACACCAGTGGTAGCTTTTACCGGGCGGTTATGGAGATGCGTAAGTTTGGGATGCGCGAGCTAAGGGTGATGACCCCCTCGCCCATCACCGACCAGGCGCGCTCGTCTTTCGAGCGTGCTTTTGGCGTCAGTCCGGCTCGCCAACGCGAGCTAGAGATTTTATATGACCATTACGTCCTACCCACCGAGGTCACAAGACTATCGTGGGACATGACGCGCGGGTACTGGCATTAAACAGCTTTCGTCTCGGGATGACGTTAAAAGCGACCACGCTGCCTCGGGATGGCAGAGTCTCTATCGACCACAGTGCTTGGGATAGCACAGTCTAATCACCGGTCTCGGGATGACCTTAAAACCGACCATACTGCCTCGGGATGGCAGCGTCTCAATCGTCCAGCAAGTGGGCCAGTGAAAACACACCCGGAGGGAAACTTCCGTTCTACTGGAACAACCCATCGTCCTCAGAAGACGACTTAAACTCGCGTAGGGCTGAGCAAACCCAATAAACTGCTTAAACGCCGCAAGCATGGCGGCGTGTCGCTAAAAGTTGCAGACACCACTGAACCCGTTTTAAACGATCCCCTATTCCGTAGGTGGGGATCGGCGTCGCGGTGGTGTTGCTAGGGGGAGGGTCCTTTGGCCCCACTGGTACGTGTGTGCCCCCAGGGCCGGGGCGGTGATTCATCACCGCGACCGGCCGGAGAAAGGCTACGTACTCCACGGATACATCGGCGCACTCTTGAGGGAGAGTGTGACCGTGAAACAAACAAACCTCAACAAGACCAAAAAGAACAACAATACGTCCGCGAGTACGACAACTCGCCAACGCCGGGACCGTTCTAGGTCCCGCTCCCGCTCCCGCGGGCGAACTTTGCCAACGCTCCAGTTGACATCCCCACAGAACCGACAGGTCGCCGAGAGGAGCATCGCTCCCCAGTACTCGGCTACCCAGCCTGCCCAAGTCTCGACTTTCGACCCCGTCCCGATTCTACACGCGCTCGACTCCCAGTTGGAGCGCCATGTGGAGTCGCTGATCGATCACGAGGCGCCGCCTGCCCCGATCCCCGACGGGCGGGCGACCAAGGACATCCTTCCGTACAAGCTCCAAGCAGCAGCCAAGGTGCTGACGGGCTCTGCGTATGTCGGTGCCTGTGCCATTTCTCCGTGCTACACGAGCGACAACGACATTCTGGTGGCAACCACAACCGCGTACGTGGGAACCGCTGTTCCTGTTTCGACTGGTACAGGCGCTGTAGGGAGTCAGCTCTCCTTTGCGCCTTTTGCTGCTGCTAACTTCGGCGCCAACAACGCTCTTGGTGCTGGTAACATCGGCGTTCGCGCCCGTTCTGCCGGTACCCTCCACATCCTCACCCAGAACCTGACGGTCCTCAACGACCGTGGTGGTGAGGCGTGGGTGATTTACGGTGGTGTCGTCGGAGGCATCACCGAGGCCGACATGCCGAGGCTTGAAATGCTCGGCGTGGCCAAGCGTTGCTCCGTCGACGGGAGGCTTAACACGGTGACGATCCCGATGCACAATGACGACACGCACGACTGGTCCACTACCGGTTTTCTGCGCAGTACTCTGACTGCCAAGGGCAACTATGGCACGGAGACGCTCGTCCAGAGCTACGCACCGTCCGCCGCCTTCATCTTCTTCGCACCGGACACCAAGCCCCAGACCTGGAAGATCTGGGTCAAGTACTCTGTTGAGTACGAGGTGCCCGCTGTCATGAACAGCGGGAGTGCCGGTGCCGCCGTAGGTGCGGTCACGGCCCCTGGTCTCCCCCACCCCATGTTCGAGGTGGCACACGCTTGTGCCGCCAAGATCATGCGTTCCCTCCCTGCCGATCAGCCACGCCCAATGGGTGGCATCCGATCGTGGTTCGGGAACGCTTTTGGGTGGCTCGGTCGCAAGACCAAGGAGATCGGAACTGGGCTGGTCAGCACCGTCGGTGAGGCCGCAAAGGGCCACATCTCCAAGGAGCTCAAGGCTATCGCTCCTGAGCTCCTTGCTCTTCTTTAGGTTTTGAAATAAAAATGCCTATTGCATGGACACCACGGTACCATGACTTATTGAAATAACCGTGAAAATAAGGCCCTGTACCACCACAGGGACTTTTCTACAGCCGATAAACGGCATTTGGGCACAAAGTGTGTCCCTGTCTCAACCCCATTGCAAGGGTTCTTGACAGTAACGTGAACGTGGTCCGTCTACCACAGCTACCAAGGCGCCCTCCAAACCCGGCTGGTTACCGGGGCTTGGGACGACTGGCCGAATATGCTCTAGCGAGCGTTGCCGGGTGAATAGACACTCCACGTATGTGGTACAGAACGTCCCTCGCACGAGGGAGGGAAACAAAACAACCGGACCCACTCAGGTCTGACTATAACACGTCTATAAACTGTTAACATAAGCGGCGGG